GGTTGTAAAAGCTGGGTCAACTATGACAGGAAATGGCAATACAAGTGCCACTCCAGAAGTTTTAGTTGCACTTGGTTCACTTGCAACTTCACTAGGACAAGCAACTATTGATGCTGTAGATTGGCAGTCAACAGGATTTGATGTATCCGATGGTGGTGAAATAATTGTTAATGTTCACTACAATGAGGAAGTCACAGTCGCTGGTGGTTCGCCTCTTATGGTAGTAACTAACTCACAGGCTGGTGGTGGTTCCGCTGCTAACTTTACTTTGACTATGGATGGAAGTCTACCGTTTACTGGTGACAAACTTACATTCTCAAAGACTATAGCAGGAGGAGGTTCAACACTTTCTGCTGATGATGTTTTATCAATTGGAGCACAAACCGTTGACCTTAATGGTTCAACAATGGTTGATACAATCGGTGGTGGAAATGCGGAGAGAGCAATCTCATCTGCACAAGGAACTGCTGGTGGAACAATTACTGCTACTGCATAAGGAGCTGAAACATGTGTAAATGTTGCAAGTGTTGTACATGTACATGTCCAGAGTGTAACTAATGGCTGATAGTAAACTTTCAGAATTAACGGCGGCTACTGCTGTAGCTGCCGCTGATACTTTTTATCTAGTACAAAGTTCTACTAGTAAAGGTGTGACAGCTGCAAATCTATTCGCTGATGTGGCGACACCTGTATCTTTTTCAGATAAGGTATCAATCGCAGACGCGGATACAGTAACAGGGCCAGGCGCAATCTCAGTCGCAACGAATGTGACTAGGTTGACAAATCCCGGCACAGGTGGTACATTAACCATTGGTGCTGGTACAGAAGGTCAATTGAAAATTATTGTTATGGATGGAAATGCTAGTGCAGTAACGCTGACTCTAGACGATTCAGACTTAGGTCATGATACCATTACATTCAATAATGCAGGCGATACGGCAACCCTCATATATACTAATAGTAAATGGTGGTTGATAGGGGGAACAGCTACTGTCGCCAATTAGATAATAAAAAGATTTTATGAATGATTGAATTGAATGAAGATAATTATTTAGTATATGCATTGAAGAATTATAATAGTCCAGAGTGTTCTGGATTGGATGATTTTGAAGAGGATGTAAAAAGGTTCAAGTACCTAAAGAGACTTTTTCGTAGGTATGAAAGAACGGAAGTCTTAAATGACCGACTTATCCTTAATCATCTAATAGTATTATACAATGTCTTTGATAAGGCGGCAACGCCTTTATTGTTTTATAAAATAGACAAAGAACATTGGTCTATACTAAAAACTTTTTTGGTATTCTTAAATAGAATGCCTATGGAACAAATAATTACTGGTGGTGTTAGAGGTGATGAAATTTCACTTGACATGAAGGTAATAAACATACTTAGGAAAATTTAATGTCTAGAGTAGTTGACAGTCTTATCGCGTATCGTATACTTAGGATGTTCGCACAACCTATTACGAAACATCCAGCGTATCAGATGGGCATCGTAGACAAAGATGGTAATAAATTAAAAGAACCATCTGGAGGTCAAGAACTAGATGCATACACTATGCTAGACAGACTTGCTTTTAAAATAAAAAGAGCGTTAACGAAGTCTCCAGATAGAAACGCTAGAAGACTTCTTACATTTGCTGCCGCTATTGCCCTTTTACGAGAAAATAAAGAAGTAGAAGAAATGGAAGATGGTGAGTTTGAGGCATTGCTTGACCTATATTCACAAGATGAGAATGTATTAAGAGAATCAAAGATGTTAGAAATGGGTAGAACACCGTTCACCTATTTCGCTTTGGATGAGGAAATTGCAAATGTAGCAGGCCCGATGGGCGGTGGCGCAATCGCTGGAATAGGAACTGGAGCGCAAGGCGAGCCAGGCAGAAACCCTAGTCTTATGCCTCTTCAAAGAAGAAAGAAAAAGAGGCAGAGAAATGGCGCAACCTAGTCAACTATTAGAAACTAAAATTGCCGTAATGGAAAAAGATATCAAACAAATGAGTAGTTTGTTTGGTAAACTTGATATCTCCATAGAAAAAATCACGGAACTAAATACTAGTATAAAGGAAGTATTGGCCGTGCATGAACAAAGAATATCAGATACAGAAATAGATATCGAAAGGACATATGATACTTTCGATGAAAAGTACGAACAATTACATTCTCGTATTTCAACCGTAAATAGAGAACTAGTAAAAGACCTAAAAGACAATACCGACAAAGTTATGGATGCTGTTATGCAGTTGAGAGATGGTATTGATGAACACGCGAAATTCCATGATGACAGGATAAGATCCCTTGAAAAGAGACAATGGATGATGATGGGTGCTGCTGCTGTTTTAGGCTTTTTAATAGGCAATTTAGAGTTTTTTCAACTCATACTTAATTCATAAATTCCCATAAATCCGCTTGACATTTGCTCCAAAATGTGAGATCATGATCTCGTGAATAAGAGAATAAGGAGAATAATATGAGTCATTGGGTAAATGATAGAATAGTTGACAATGCGATAGATACTGTCGCTAATATGTCTGATAATCAAGTTAGTCAAAGTCTTCTAAAAGTGGGTAAAGGTACACAGTTCCTAGTAGGCCCTCTAGCAGACATGGATAAAGCAAGAGACATCTTGATAGATTTGGTGTTTGATGACCTAATGTCAAGACCAGGCCCCCACGGATAAAAATATCATGGAATTAACCAAAAAAGTCGTGGGTTCGTTGCCCATCCACCTTAGAGTTGGAACCAAAAGATTAGTAACCCTAATTGAGGCAGACAAAATTGGTTTGATAACAGTCCTTTCTTCGACCCCTTTGATGTGGGCACTCAAGAAAGGATTGAATTCCCTTTCCTTTAAAAAAAATTAAAGAATTCGCTTGACTTTTAATGCACTTATGTGTATAATGTGACCTATGCTTTATGTAGATGTGAAATATATTAATATGATTTCTCACCATTTCGAGAAATTTAAAAAGAAGAATGATTATCTTTGGAATGTAAGATGCCCGTTCTGTGGCGACTCGCGTAAAAATCTCAATAAAATGCGTGGGTATTTTTTCCGTAAAGACAATAACATGATATACAAATGCCACAATTGTGGTTTTGGTGCTAGCATGAATACTGTTCTCAAAGAACTCGCACCGACTACTCATAAAGAATATTGTCTTGAAAAATTCGGTGAGAATGAGAACAAAAATTGGGAACCAAAAGGTGCAAACTGGACTCCAAATGGACATAAATTGTTCGATGATAAACCAGTAGAACCGCCCAAATTTACACCAAAATTTAGTTTATTTGATAAACTCGTGGACGCGGTGGATACACTTCCATATGACCACGAGGCAGTTCAATATGTGCAAAGTAGAAATATCCCAAATGATAAATGGGATCGACTTTACTATATTGATAATATAAAGAATATAGTCCAACTCAATGACAAATATACAAACTCGATAGTAACTGAAGAACCCAGATTGGTAATCCCCTTCTTTGACCAAAATGGGCAGTTAATGTCGGTGTCCTTGAGGGCTATGAGAGGGGAAACACTTAGGTATATCCTTGTAAAAATTAAAGAGGATGCACCTACAGTATTTGGTTTAGATAAAGTTGATAAGTCTAAACCTATATCAATTGTTGAGGGCCCAATAGACAGTCTGTTTCTTGAAAATAGTATTGCCTGTGCTGGTACATCCTTCAACAAGATTGAACAGTTGAATCTAGACCGTGATAAAATTACAGTTGTATTTGACAATCAACCTAGAAACGCAGATGTTGTTAAAATGGTTGAGAAGTATGTTGACTTGGATTATAATGTTGTCATATGGCCTGAGACCATTGTTCAAAAAGATATAAATGATATGGTAAACGATGGTATTGATGTACGCGATGTGATTAGTAGTAATACACATAGTGGATTGACTGCCAAGTTTTTGTTAAACCAATGGAAAAAATGTTAGGAGTATGATATGATTGAACAAGAATACATACCTGTAGCTATATTTGGTGTAATAATCGTATGTGCTTTGATTATTGGATTTCTGAAACCTTCAGAACCAGTTGTCACAAAACCTACTATAAAACCTTCTAAGAAGGTTGCTGCTATCACAAAAGATGGTAAGTATGTAGAAGGTGTGAGCACCGATGCGTTTAATATCGAGGATTTGCAAAAATTAACTAAAGCAAAAATCGATGAATTTGGTGAAGCTAAAGGTATTAAGCTTGACCGAAGAAAAACCAAAAAAGCAATGATTGAAGATTTTAAATCTGCAATCGAAGGTAACAATCACAAACTAGGAAAATAGTATGGAACCACAAGTGAGTTTGGTTGGGTTAACCCAGCCTTCTGCACCAACTGGAGCTCATAGCGCAAATGAATTAGTAGCATATGCAGCTAGGGTTAGTAACCCAGAGAACCAGATGAATAATGAAACAGCACCAAAGTTGTTAGCTTATCTAATTAAGCATGAACATTGGTCACCTTTTGAAATTGTATCTGTGACGATGGAAATTAAAACGACACGCGATATCGGTAGACAAATACTGAGACATCGTAGTTTTTCTTTTCAAGAGTTTAGTCAGAGGTACGCTGTATCAGAAGATTTCACACCTAGAGAAGCGAGACTACAAGACCCTAAGAATAGGCAAAATAGTATCCCCTCAGATGATTACCGAATAAATGAATTCTGGAGAATGAAACAGAAGGAATTTATAGAAAAGTCTAAGGAACTTTACAAGTGGGCCCTAGATAAAGGAATTGCTAAAGAGCAAGCAAGAGCGGTGTTACCAGAAGGTAATACTATGACTACCATTTATATGGCTGGTACACTACGCTCTTGGATTCATTATTGCAAACTGAGAGGTGGTCATGGAACTCAGTTAGAACATACTGAAATTGCTAATAGGTGTTGGGACATTATAGAAACCCATTTTCCAGATGTAGTTAAAGCAGTAGATAGTAATAAGGGCGAATAATGTCTAGGGATATAAACAAAAGGTTTGTTGAGACCTTTAAGAAAAACAATGACCTTGCGATAACATTTGCTAGGACTGAGGATGAAGACACAGAAATTGATAAGGTTAGGGAGAGAATTCCCTATGCTTTTCCTTGGAATAGAAGGTTAAAAGAGGCGAGTAGAGTAGAATGGAGTTCTACAGATAGTGCGGAAGCATTTGACTCTAATCTAAAGAACCAGAAACATCTTCTAGAAAAATACGGATGGATAGATACTGAGATCTTTTATGATTTGAACTCGTATGGTTATAGGGATGATGAGTTTGTAGAGTCCCCGAATTCTTATGTTGCCATAGGAGAATGTTTCACTTACGGTACTGGTTTGCCAGCAGAAATGACATGGGCAAAACTTCTAGAACAAAAACTAGGTGCTAAAGTATGGAATTTGGGATTATGTACAACAGGGCTTGACACTAGTTTCAGAACCCTGTATAATTGGTTACCTATAATTCAACCAAAGGCAGTTCTCTTATTAGAGAATAGCACCCTTGCGAGAGAGACATGGTACATTGACGAAAATAATGAAGAGTGGAATACCTGTATAGGATTCTGGTCTGAGTTAGAATGGCAACAAGAGATATGTCAAAGTAAAACCGAAAGGTATTTGAATAGAAGAAAGAATTTACTTGCCATAAAAGAATTGTGTGACATGCATAAAGTCGGTTTTAAATGTGTATCTGCTAGGGAAAGAAATGAGATTGGTTATAGGGATTGGGAAGAGAACAAAGAAATTAAATATGCATTAGCGAGAGACCTAATGCACCCAGGCCTCTACTTTCATGAGGCTATGGTAGAGAGATGGACAGAGGAAATATGAAATGCCTACAGAGGATTACTTAGGAATTAAGATAGATTTAGAACGAGACCAGTTATTTGATAATCTCGGTATTCAACGACTAAAAGAAAGTTATATGAAAGAGGACGAAGAAAGTCCTCAACAAAGGTTTGCTTTTGTAAGTAAATCATTTGCATCTAATGATGAACATGCACAAAGATTATATGATTACGCGAGTAAACATTGGTTATCTTATTCTACACCTATTTTATCATTCGGACGGTCTAATAAGGGACTACCGATATCATGCTTTTTAAATTACATTAACGATACAGCGGAGGGTTTAGTTGAAAATTTATCGGAAACAAATTGGCTTAGTATGCTTGGTGGGGGTGTTGGGATTGGCTTTGGTATCAGAGCTAGCGATGATAAGTCTACTGGTGTCTTGCCACACCTCAAAACCTACGACTCAAGTTCTCTCGCCTATAGACAGGGTAAAACGAGAAGGGGCAGTTACGCCGCCTATCTTGACATTAGCCACCCCGATATCACAATGTTTCTCGAAATGCGTAAACCGACAGGAGACCAAAATTTAAGATGTCTTAATCTACATCACGGTATAAACATTAGTGATAGGTTTATGGAGATGATTGAAAGATGTATGGCAGACCCAGATGCTGATGATAGATGGAATCTAACAGACCCACATACAGGAGAAGTGAGAGATACAGTATCAGCGAAATCATTATGGCAGAAGATACTAGAAATGAGAATGGAGACAGGGGAACCTTATTTACATTTCGTTGATGCAAGTAACCGTGGATTACCAGAGTGGTTAAAAGAAAAGGGATTAAAAATCAATCAGTCTAATCTTTGTTCAGAGATTATTCTACCAACAAACGAAAAGAGAACTGCTGTATGTTGTCTATCATCTGTGAACCTAGAACACTATGACGCATGGTCAAAGAGTACTACATTCTTAAAAGATGTGGCAGAGATGTTGGACAATGTGTTACAGTACTTTATTGATAATGCACCAGAGACAGTATCAAGGGCAGTTTATTCAGCAAAACAAGAAAGAAGTATCGGAATTGGTGCATTGGGATTCCATGCATATTTACAAAAGAATGGTATACCGTTTGAAGGTTTCATGGCGAAATCTACAAACATAAGGATGTTTAAATTGATAAGAGGAAAACTTGATGAATCAAATTTGGAACTG